GATGAAGTAAAAGAGATACTAAATCAATTAAACGCAATAGAAGAGTATAAGAAAACATTTAACGATTTAGAGGAGGGCTGACCTGTGACAAATGAACAAAAAGAGGCAATAGAAACATTATTTCATTTAGAACATGTTAATGGATATGTGGATTTATATGAAAAACATGATGTTATTATTAAAAGTGATATTTTATTGAAATGGAAAAATGCAACCAAAGAAGTATTAAACTTAATACAAACTCAACAAGCAGAAACAGAGAAGAAAGATAAAATAATAGATTTAATGGCAGAACAATTAACAACACCAATTCACAGTAAAGAGTGGGTAAAAGAATATTATAAAAAAATAACAAAGGAGTTATAATATGAAAGTTTCTACAGTTAGAAAAACAATAGAAAAAGTTTTAGAATTGATAGGACGGAATAGATATAGCTGATATAGAAAAAAGAAAATATAATCAAAAATATATAAATAAATCATATGATATATTATATGATTTAAGAAAACAGATAATTACAGAAAAAAGTATGAAAAACATTGAAAAAACAACAGAAAAATGATAAAATAAAAGAAAACAGGGGTAAAATATGGAAGATATAATAAAGGAAAAATTATGCAACTTCTGTATAAACAAAAAAGGTAATTGTATAAAGTATAACATATATAAATCAAGGAATTTTACAAAGTATACTTGTGAAAATTACATAAAAGACGAAACAAAAGTAAAAGGTTATGATGAGAAATGGATAGATAATACATTAGTAAATTTAGAAATAAATAAATTTAGATAAAGAGGTAACAAATGAAAATAGTAATTCCAATTACACCAAGGTCAAAGAAAAATAGTCAGCAGATAATATATAATCCTAGGACAAAAAGACCAATGATAATACAATCTAAATTATATACTAATTTCGAGCGAGAATGTGGTTTATACTTAAAAAAATATAAAAGTAATATAGATTATAGCATAAATCTTAAAATTGAATTTTATGTGCCAGATAAAAGACGAAGAGACATAGCAAATTATGTAGAGGCAATACAAGATATATTAGTAAAATATAAAGTATTAAAAGATGACAATTATAATATAGTTTATAGTTTAGATGGAACAAGAATGTATGTAGATAAAGAAAATCCAAGAGTTGAAATAGAAATAACAAAATTGTAAAAAAGATTGACATTTATAAAAATATATAATATAATATATTACAAAGTTAAGAAAAATAAAATCATAAAATAAGGTCTATACACGCATACAGCAAATTTATAGGAATGTTCTGCTAAAACATTAACCCGCGTGTAGTAAAAAAAACACTCATACAGCAAACATAAATACAATATTTAGGAGAAATATTAAAGCATCAAAAATCAGTTGATAACTGAGAATAGTGTTGTATATTATACCTTATTTTATGATGGAACTGTTAAATAAACAGTTCCAATTATATTTTTAGGAGGAGAAGTGAATAATTTAGAAAAGATATTTGCAGAGAAAAAGACAGAGAACGGAGATATATCTTATAATACAACAGGAAATAACTTATTAGACATTTTATTTATGACATCATTTTATGAGAAACATCTTAATGAAGTAAAGATAGGAAAAACAGAAAAAGAAAAAATATTTGCTAGATTTATTAGAGACCCACGTTTTGGATTAGGAAGAAGAGATTTAGGAAGAGAATTAATGTATCAAGCAGAAATAAGTCCAAAAGATATGATAAAATCTGGCAGATATGATGATTTAATTATTAAAGGAAATAAAGAATATATTGCATATGTAATGTTAGAAGCAACAAAAGGTAATGAATTAGCAAAAAAATGGTTGCCAAGATTAAATTCAAAAAATAGAAAGTTAGCAAAAGCAATATGTAAAGAATTCGGATTAACAGAGAAAGAATATAGACAGAGAATAAAATGTAATACAACTGAGAATAAATTATCAAGAAAGAAAACAGATGAAATATTATTCGAACAAGTACCAAGTCTTGCAATGATTAAATATTTTAAGAGATTTTCAAGAGGAGAAGATACTAAAGAAAGATTTGCAGAATATTTAGAAACAGTTAGAAGTGGTAAGAAAGAGCTAAAAATAAATACAGCTAATATATATGATATATATAAGAACAGAAATGTCATAGACGCAGATTTATTTTTTGATAAATTAGAAAAAATAAATATAAGTTGTATCCCAATTCTAGATACATCAGGTTCAATGTTTGACACTAATGATAGTATAGGAAAAGCACAATGTATAGCACATTATTTAGCTAAATGTTCAAATTATGCAAATAATAAAGTTATTTCTTTTAGTTCACGTCCAAAGTTAATTAATATTGAAGGAGATACATATAGTAAACAAATAAGAAGTATGTATACAGGCGATTGTTCGAATACTGATTTTGGTAAAGTAATGCAAATACTTAAATCATTAAATGAATTTCCAGATTATTTAGTAGTTTTGTCAGATATGGAATTTGATGAAGGTTCAAGGCAATCAAAAAACGAATTAAAAAGAATGTGGAAAGAAAATAATTGTAATACCAAAATTGTATGGTGGAATTTTAATAATAGGAATAAGACAGTACCAGAGACAGATGAAGAAGGAAATATATATATAAGTGGATATTCTCCAATGTTATTAAAATATTTAGAAATAGGATTTGATGGACAAAAATTCTTAGATAAACTTTTAAAAGAATATGAGAAAAAAATGAATGAATAGGTAATATTGCCTATTCATTTTTATTATGCTATAATATAAGTATATAAAACAATAAATATAAAATAAGCAAGTTTAGTGTAATGGTAGCACAACAGTCTCCAAAACTGTTGGTAGTAGTTCAAATCTATTAACTTGTGCCACTACCGGGGTAACAAAAAAAGAAGAATTTTAAATTGCAGGGTTTCTTTGCCGGTTAAGTTTACTGCAAGCCACAAGCATACTAGTTAAAACTTGTGGTAATGACATTGGAGAATGGTGAAATGGTATCACATTGGATTTTGATTCCAAGGTTCTTAGTCCGAATCTAGGTTCTCCAGCCAATACAGTATATAAAATTATTGTATGCAGTGATATATAAAATTATATAAGACTTTGCAAAGGTAGAAGGTATGTAAAGCATTAATTTGTTTCTACTATATCATTGCATAGAGTAATTTGTAAAAAGGAGATAATGTATGCAAGTAGCAATAGATAAAACTTGTTTAGAATATTTAGACAAAGTAAAAGGTAATGAGCTAATATACATATTTGACGATGAGCCGTTAGAAGAACTATTAAAACTTAATATGCATTGCGTTCATAAATCAAAAATAAGCGAAGTAGAAATCAATGCAAGTAATTTTAAGCTCAATGCAATTAAAACGGTTAATTTGGCAAATATAAGTGAATTAGAGGTGCCTAAAAAGAAAGACTACAGATTTTGCATAATTATCCCTAACTATAACAATGACCATGGTAATATAGAAGGAAAAACATTCCTAAAAAAATGTATAGAAAGTGTATTGAATCAAAAATACAAAAACTTTGAATTAATAGTAGTTGACGATATGAGTACAGATACTTCTGTAGAAACAATAGAAAATTATATACATAAAGATAATAGAATAACTCTAATACAGAATACAAGGAAGAAATACAATGGTGGTAGCAGAAATGTAGGAATAGAAATAGCACAAGAATATAGAGTATTTGATTATTATTGCTTCTTAGATAGTGACGACTGGTGGAAAGATGAAAATGTATTGCAAAAGATAAATGATAACTTATGGGATTGTGAACTAATGCTGTTAGGATTAAAAATGATATTTCTAGATGGAACAACACAAACAAAAATAAACGAATATGATAATTATAAAGATTTCTTTATTTGCGATAATAAAACATGGTGCACAGCTTGGAGTAGAGTAATAAGAAAAGATAAGATAGTATATTTCCCTGAAAGTACACTGATGGAAGATAGAACATGGGCTTATGAACAAGCAGACAATGTAAGCCTAGAAAATGTAAGAAACTTAAAAGAAGTATGCTATGTATGGAATAGGCTAAACACAACAAACTCAGTAAGTTTAACAAGAGGCAAGATGTGGGAAGCGAGTATGTGGAAACACATAGGCGAACAATATATGTTATTAGAAAGACTAAAGCACAAAGAAATGATACCAGTTTTGGAAGAAAGAATAAAGCAATGTATAATAAAAGTTAATCTAAAAGAATATCAACAATATTAGCAAGGGAAAAGGAGAAAATGAGAATAATAAAAAGGAAAAATAAAAGATACAATTTAAAAAAAGTTATAAAAAGAACAGTTACTATAAGGTGTAAAATGTTAGCAATAATAGGGTGGATATTTAATTTTGATATAGAAGAGCCAGGTTATGAAACGATAGCAAAAGTTAAAAAGTTTTAGAAAAGGAGTGAAAATTGAATGGTAAAAGTACAAGCATTAATAGATTTTACTTATAAAAAATATGACAAAATACAAAATCTGAATAGTTTAGACAAAATAGAAAAAGGTAAGATATTCAAAGAAGATATATTTGAAGTAGAAGATAAAGAGGCATTATATCTAACAGGAAAAAATAAGAATAATATAGTAGCAGTAAAAGTATTAGAAGTAATACCAGATAAACCTAAAAAAACAGTTAAAAAGAAATAAGACAAAATAAGGAAGTGATTAAATGGCAAGACCAAAAACAGGAAAGTATGATAATTTAGTACAAGATATAATAGATTATACAGAACAAACAGAATATCCGATACTAAAAGAGTTGTGCTATTTAAAACATTATAATTATGATTATGTAATGCAATTACAAAGAACTAATGAAGAATTATCTCAGTCTATAAAGGAACTTTTATATAAAAAGGAAAGCTATTTAGAAAGAGAAGGTATAAAAGGGAATTTGGCACAAACAATGGCAGTATTCACACTAAAGCAATTAGGTTGGAGAGATAATATAGAAGTAGAACATAATGCACAGAATGGAATATTAGGAGATTTGATAGGAGCATTAAATAAAGCAAAGGAAAATAAATAATGAGTAAAACATTAAATGAAATGTTAAATCCAAAGCAAATAGATTTTATGCTATATGATGATAGAAGAATTAACTTATTGACGGGAAGTGTAAGAAGTGGAAAAACTTATGTATCATTGTTAAAATGGGCTGTATTTGTTGGAAGTATGCCAGAGAATAGTGAGTTTTTAATGACAGGGAAAACAATTACATCATTAAAAAGAAATTGTTTAGGATTGTTACAAGATTTAGTTGGAGATAATTTTAAATATAGTTTAAGTCAAAAGAGTGGAACATTATTTGGCAGAAGAATATGGCTAGAGGGGGCAAATGATGATAGAGCAGAAAGCAAAATAAGAGGAATGACACTTGCTGGAGCTTATGTTGATGAGTTAACACAAATACCAGAAGACTTTTACAGAATGTTATTATCAAGATTAAGTATGAAAGGTGCTAAATTATACGCAACAACTAACCCTGATACACCAACGCATTGGGTAAAACTAGATATAATAGATAATGAAGAAATAGACAAAAAAATATGGCACTTTACTTTTGATGATAACGAAATATTAAAGAAAGAAAATCAAGAGTATTTTGACAATTTGAAATTAGAATATCAAAGTATGGGAGAAGTATATTATCAAAGGTTTATACTTGGTTTGTGGTGTGTTGCGAATGGTGCCATATATAAGAATTTTGCTAATAATAGTGAGTTGTTTATAAGAGAAAAGCCTGTAATAATAGAAAATGGAGAAGAAAGACCAATTAACTTTATGATATTATCTATTGGCATTGACTATGGTGCTAGTGAAGGTGCAACAAAGTTTACATTAAATGGAATAACATCATTGTTCAAAGAAGTATGGACTTTAGATGAGGAAAAGTTTGGTGGTAGAGATGGTTTATATTCTCCAGAAGAATTTTACAAGAAGTTTGAAGAATTTTACAATAGAGCAGTAGAACAATACGGAAAAGTTACGCATTTGTTTTGTGATTGGGGTGCACTTGGTCAAGTTCTTACTTATGGTTTAAATAGATATTTACAACAACATAATATACCAATACAAGCTCAAGATTGTATAAAGGGAGAAATAAACGACAGAATATATTTAGACAATTATTTATTTGCACAACACAGACATTTTATATTAAGCAAATGTAAATATCTAATAGAAGCATATAAAACAGCTATATGGGATGACAAAAAAATAGATACCCGTTTAGATGACCGGTACTGTAGATATAGACTCGCTCGATAGCCACGAATATTCAATTAATCCGTTTTTTGACAAACTTATGATGAAAATAAGATAGTTTACAAGCCTATTGCAGAAGGTACAAAAATATGATATAATCTTTATGAGGTGATTATATGAAAGGTATTTATGCAATACAAAATAAAATAAACAAAAAAATGTATATAGGAATGACAACAGATTTTAAAGACAGAATAGAACATCATTTATGGGAATTAAGAAACAATAAACATCATAGTATAAAACTACAAAGAGCTTTTAATAAATATGGAGAAGATAATTTTGAATATTATGTTCTTGAAGAAATGAAAGAAAGTACATCAAATCAATTAGCAGAAAAAGAAAGAGACTATATAAAAAAATATGACACATATAACAATGGATATAATTGTTCTTTAGGTGGAGAAAAAGAGAAAGGATATACACCAAGTCCAGAGGCAATAAGAAAATTAATTATAAGAAATAAGACTACGAAACCAATGTTAGGAAAACATTTATCACAAAAGAGCAAAGATAAAATATCAAAAGCAAACAAAGGAAAAGGTAATGGATTCTATGGAAAAACGCATAGCGAAGAAAATAAAAAGAAATTCAGTGAACACGCTAAGAAAATGTGGCAAGAACATTATGAAGAATATAAACAAAGACTAACAAAAATTAATCAAAGTGAAAAAAGAAGAAAAGAAGTGTCTGAACAAATGCGAGGAAATCATAATCAAAAAAGTAAAGTAACAGAAAAAGATGTAATAGAGATAAGAAAAAGATATGATAGTGGAGAAAAACCTAGATTTATTTTAAAAGATTATCCACAATTATCAAAAAGTGGGTTAATGAAAATTTGCATAAGAGAAACTTGGAAATATTTAGAAAAGGAGATATAAAATGAAATTAGAAGAATTTTTACAACAAAAATACAACTATAATCCAGAGATAAAAGATGCAATTAAAGGATATATAGATCAATGGAGATCATGGTATAAGGGAAATGTAAGAAGTTTCCACAACTATTTTATATATAATGGAAATAAGAAGGTAAAACAGCACAGATATACAATGAATATGGCAAAAGAAATATCAGAGGATTGGTCAGATATATTATGGAGTGAAAAGTGTGAAATATCATTTGTAAAAGAAGATAGTCAAAAACAATTTGACAAACTAATAGATGAATTAGACTTATATTCAATAATCAATAGAGCATTAGAAAAATCGGGAGCGTTAGGAACAACCGCAACAGTAACAAGTGTATATGATATATTACAAAATGAAGATGGTATGTATTTAGATGTATCACAAGCAAAAGTAAGAGTCGATACAGTAGATGTTGATTGGATATATCCACTAAGTTGGAATAATAAAGAAATAACAGAGTGTGCATTTGGTTCAGTTGAATATGTAAATGGTGTAAAGTATGTTATATGTTCAGTACATAAGCTAAACGACCAAGGTAACTATGTAATATACAATCATTTATTTAAAGAAACAAATGGAAATTTAAGTGAAATAACAGACGAACAAGGAACAATGCAAGAGTTCGATACAAAGTCAAACATAAAATGGTTTAGTGTATTCAAACCTTTACTAACAAATAACTTATTTAATAATAGCCCATTCGGAATACCGCATTATGCTAATGCTATTGATAACATGAAGGCAGTAGATATATCATTTGACGCATTAAAGAATGAAATAAAAGACGGAAGAAAAAGAACATTTGTAAGAGCTGATATGTTTAATTATGACAAAGGAACACAGCAAATGACTTTTGACCCAGAAGATACAACAGTATATCAATTGCCAAGTGGAGCAACAAAAGATGACTTAATACAAAGTGATAGTGATACATTAAGAACAGCACAACAAATAGAAACATTAAATACAAATTTAAACATATTAGGTAACAAAGTAGGATTTGGAGAAAATCATTATCATTTTGATGGAACTAATTTGTCAACTGCAACTGCAGTAGTAAGTAGCAATAGTAAATTATTTAGAAGGAAGAAAAAACTAGAAATAGGATATTATAACGATATATTAAACTTAATAAAATCAGTATGTTATGCAGCAACACATTTTGGAACATATAATATTGATACAACAGACATGGCAATAAAATTCGATGATAGTATAATAGAAGATAAAGAAGCAGAAAGTGTAAGAGCAAGTAGAGAAGTAAGTCAAGGCTTAATATCTAAAGCAGAATATAGAGAAAGAATATTTGGAGAAACAGAAGAGGCAGCAAAAAAAGCAATAGAAGAGATTGAAGAAGCTACACCTAGTATCGATAAATTATTAAATGATGATACAGAGAAAGAAGAGAAAGAAGAAAAAGGCAATAAACAAAAAGAAGAAAAAGAAAAAGACAAAGAAAAGAAAGGGGATAAATTAAATGATTAATATTGATGATAAAACAAGAAGATTAAGTCAAGCAACAATAGTTGTTGGATATAAACAAGAAAATAAAGCTGAAAGTATTGAGTTTGAAATCCCTGATTATTTAAAAGAATATGGCAAAAAGATATGTTTTAAGACAAAAGATGGAAAAGTATTTAGTAAATTATTTGATAACACAACAAGTAACATATTTACATTTACAAGAACGGAAACACAATATGGAGAATTGGACGCAACAATACAATTCTTTAAAACAGAAAATGAAGATATGATTATTTATAAAACATCAATGTTACATATTATATTTAATGAGTCAATAATATGTGAAGATGAAGTACAACCAGATGAACCTAAAATCCCAATCTTAGAAAGTTTAATTGAAAAAGTAATAGACCTAAATAATACAATAACAGAAAACGAAGAAACAAGAAACAATAATGAAAATACTCGTATTTCAAACGAGAATGAGCGTAAAACCAACGAAAAAGAAAGAGAAACATATTATACTAATATACAAAATAAAGTAAATAATGGAGAATTTAATGGGGCAACATATTTGCCAAATGTTGATGCAGAAGGGAATATTAGTTGGACTAATAACAAAGGCTTAGAAAATCCATCATCACAAAACATAAGAGGTCCTCAAGGAATACAAGGAGCTCAAGGAGAACCATTCAAAATAAAGAAAACATATTCATCAATAGAAGAAATGCAAACTGATTTTGACAATATGGAAGTTGGCGATTATGCAATGATTGCTAATAGTGTGGAAATTGAAGACAATGCAAAATTATACTATAGAACAGAAACAGAATGGGTATTTATAACAGACTTTAGTGGTGCAACTGGCATACAAGGAGAGCAAGGACCTCAAGGAATACAAGGTATTCAAGGCGAAAGAGGTATAGGAATAAGTAAACTTGAGGTAATAGATGGCTCATTATGGGTAACATTAACAGATAGCACAACACAAAATGCTGGTTTAATAATAACAGATGAAGTAAAACAATGGATTGTAAATCAAGTAACAAACAATGCTAAAAGTGATTTTAATACATACTATGATGGGAAAGTAACAGATTTTGATAATCACGTAACAGTAAAAATAAATGAATTTAATACAAATGCAACAGATAAGACAAATGAATTTAATCAAAATGCAGAGAGTTTAAAAAATAGAATTGAAGAATTAGAAAATCAAATTCCATCACGGAACAGCAAGTGGAAACAATATTCATATTGAAGATAGTTCTAATCTGGATTTTAATTGGAAAATAAGAGGAAACCAATACCAAGCAACAAGAGAAGGGTATCAATTATTAGAAAGCTATGATTTTACTGATACGACAATTAATAATCTTTCATGTGCAATTAAAGAAGATGGAAAAATAGTATTAAACGGAACTCCATCTAAAGAAGTAGATATAGCCATAAAAAAAGAAGCTACATATAAAAAAGGAACATATACGTTTGTAATTAATCAATTACCTACTAATGCTGTTGTCTCTATATTTAACGAAGGATGGCAAACTCTTAAGCAATTAAATACATCAAAATTAAAAGGAACTTTTACTCTGCAAGAAGATGCCATTGTTAGAATACACATATATATACGAACTGAAAGTGGCAATTTAAATAATTATATATTAGAACCTTTATTGTATGAAGGTGAGTATGATGAAAACAAAACTTACGAACAATACGGAGCAAGTCCAAGTCCAGACTATCCAAGTGAAATAGTAACAGTAGGAAGTAATGTAAATTTATTAACTTATCCATATCCCGATACAACAAAAACAGTTAGTGGTATTACCTTTACTGATGTAGGAGATGGAACAGTAATAGCAAATGGAACTGCTACTGGAACAGTGTATTTTAATCTTGGCAGACCAACTTTAAATAAAGGTGAATATTATTTAAGTGGTATTCCATTTGGCGGTTCAAGTAAAACATATGAAATTAAGTTTGGAACTCATAACTATTATTCTGGTGGCACTTTTGAAGTAACAGAAAGTTCATTTATTCCAAGAGAAAGTTATATAAAAATAAATAAAGACAATACAGTAAATGATTTAGTATTCAAGCCAAAACTAGAAGAAGGCATAGTAGCAACACCATATTCTACATACGGAATGGGAAATGTAGAAATAGATGCAGTAAATAGAAACTTTTTATATTATACAAATAAAAATCAGACCATTAAAGGAATTGATTATACAATTAATCAAGATAAAAGTATAAAAGTAAAGGGAACTGCAACAGAATATAGCGATTTTTATTTACGTGGAACAGCAACTCAATATGAAGATATAGGATTTGTAGGAACTTTTAAGATAAGCGGTTGCAATTCTGGAAATTCCAACAAGTATATGTTATATGTTGTTAAAAAAGATAGGTTTGGAAGGTTAAAATATTATCAAAATGTCGCTGGTAATACCAAACTTATAATATCAGAAGGTGACACTTTGCGTATTTTTATCAGAGTGTTAACTGGAATTACTGTTGACGATGTTATATATCCAATGTTGCGAGTATTTACTGATACTGACAATTCATACATTGAAGCTAAGAAGCAAACAGCAATAATGCCAATTCAGCAAGAAATGTTAGAAGGAGACTATGTTGCAGATGTAGAACATCATGAGTGGGGAGAATATATGCTAACTGGGAATGAAACTAATATTTCAATAAGTGGTAGTGTTAATGGAATCACACAATTTAACATAAATAAAATCGTATATAAAAATCCAAATACAGAAGAAATAACAGCTAGGTCAAATTATTTTTTAGGAGTAAAGTGGGATAAATCGTGGACTATTGATAATTGTATATGTAACACAACAGATGGATATAGTATAAGAATAATGACAAGTGAGTATACAACAGTAGAAGATTTCAAAGCAGGGCTTAAATCAAAATATGATGCAGGAACACCAGTAATAATTTACTACAAATTAGCTAAACCACTTAACTTAGAATTAACTGCTGAACAAAAAGCAATACGAGATACTAAACTATACACATATAAAAACATAACAAATATAGATGTAAGTGATGAATTAGCAAGTATAGATGTAACATATAAGAAAGACTTAGAAACAATGTTTAATAATATAATAAAACAAATACCAAGCAGTACAAGTGATACATCTGAAACATAGGAGGTAAACTATGTTAAATAATAATGACAATAATAAAGGAGGAAATAAAGATGAAAGTGATGATTAGTCAACCTATGAGAGGAAAAACAAACGAACAAATAAAAAAAGAAAGAGAAAGTCTTGTAAAAGAAATTGAAGCAAATGGTGATATAGTGCTTGATACAATATTTGAAGAAGCACCAAAAAATGTTGATGAAGCAGTATGGTTTTTAGCAAAGAGCATTGAATATTTAGCCAATGCAGATAAAGTAATATTTATGAAAGGTTGGAATAAAGCGAGAGGATGTAAGATAGAACACGAAGTAGCAGTCGAATATGGAAAAGAAGTAATATATTTAAATTAGTAGGTGTTGTGTATGTTAAATAATGAGCAAGAAGAAAATCTAGTACAAGTATTAATAGATAGAATAAACTCATTAAATGAGGATATACTAACAATAATAGGCAATAGAATAAAACAAATAGGAGAATTGACACCAACGCAAGCACATCAAATACAACAAATGTTAATGTATGATACAGATATAAACACAATTGTACAGAAATTAGCAGAAGTAACAAATATGAATGTAAATGACATATATAATATGTTTGAATATAGTGCTAAAACGAACCAGGATTTTGCTAAACAGTTTTATAAAGCAAGAGGGATAAGTTATATACCTTATGCACAGAATAAAGCTTTAAAAGAGCAAATAAGAGCAATAGCAAAGATAACAGCAAAAGAATATGCTAATATATCAAGGACAAGTGCTATAGGATATACTGTTAAAGATTTAAAAGGTAATTTAGTATTTAAAGATATATCAAGTACATATAAAGACATAATAGATAAAGCAATATTAAATGTTGGACAAGGTAAAACTACTTATCAACAAGAAATGAGAAATGCAATAAAACAAATTGGACAAAGTGGACTAAAAACAATAGACTATGAAAGTGGCAGAAGTATGAGATTAGACAGTGCAATAAGAATGAACACATTAGGAGGACTAAGAAAATTAAATAATCAAGTACAAGAACAATTTGGGAAAGAGTTTGATTCAGATGGAGTTGAAATATCAGTACATACAGCTCCAGCTGATGACCACGCAGAAGTTCAAGGACATCAATTCAGTAACAAAGAATTTGAAAAATTACAAGAAACAGGAATAGCAAAAGATTATAATGGCGAAACAATAGATATACATTACAAAGGCAATTATAGACCTATTTCAGAATATAATTGTTATCATAGACCATTTAGAATAGTATTAGGAATAAGCAAACCATTATACACAAAAAAACAGTTAGAAGAAATAAAAGAAAAAAATAACAATGGATTTGATTTTGATGGAAAGCATTATACAATGTATCAAGGCACACAACTTCAACGATTGATTGAAAGAAGAATAAGAGAACAGAAAGATATACAAATACTAGCAAAATCAAGTGGAGATAAAGAGTTAACATTACAAGCACAAACTAAAATAACACAATTAACAACAAAGTATAAGCAATTATGTAATGTAAGTGGACTACCTAATCAATTAAAGACTAGAGCTAGTGTAATTGGATATAAACGTATAAATGTTGCAAAGATGTAAACATTATGTTATAATAAAAGTGAGGTAAACAAATGAATGAATACCGTTGTAAACATTGCAATAAATTATTATTCAAAGGAAAATACTTTGGAATAATAGAAATATTATGCAATAGATGTAAACAAATAAATAAAATAGAAGAACACCAAGAGTGTCAAAGTAAATAAACTTTGATGCTCTTTTTTATTTAGTTATTAAATTTTTATAAATAAATTGTCGAACTTGCAGACTTGAAATGTAAGGAAGAAGTCTAACTTTATGACTTTAAAGAAAGGATTTGAAATGGAAGATAACAAAGATAACAAAGATAACAAAGTAGTAACTCCAACTACTAACACACCAGAAAATGGAGGACAAGAGCAAAAAACATTCACTCAAGAAGAGTTAAATGCAATAATAGAGACAAGACTTGCAAAAGCAAAAAAAGACATGCCAAGCAAGGAAGAGTTACAAGCATATAATGAATGGAAAGAAACTCAAAAAACAGAACAAGAAAAAATTAACGACAAAATAAATCAGTTACAAACCAATAACGTAACATTAACAAACGAAAATTCACAATTAAAAGCACAACTTGAAGTATTAAATAGTAATGCTAAAAAAGAATTTGTAAGATTTGTAACAAGTGAAGTTTTAGCAATGGTAAATGATACAACTGATTTAAAAACAGCAATTAAATCTTATAAAAAAGATAATCCACAATATTTTGGGGATACAGTAATAAAGAAAACACAAACATCTCCAAGCTTAAACGCTGGTGGAGACAAGCCACAAACAACAAATGATATTATGAATAGCATTTTGCGTGGCAACAATCAAGATTAAAAATAAAAGGAGGAAATATCAATGGGAAAAGGAATTGATAAAACAAATGTAGAAGCATTAATAGATACACAGGTTGCAAATGAAATATTTGAAGGAGTAGTAAGAGAATCAAAAGCATTATCAATGTTTAGAAGATTACCAAACATGACTTCAGATAAAACAAAACTAAGAGTATTAGACAGCTTACCTATCGCATACTTTGTAGACGAATCTACAAACAATGGTAGAAAGAACCTAACAAAAATGGCATGGGACAAGAAATATATCAATGCAGCAGAGTTAGCAGTTATAGTACCAATTAAGGAGAATGTATTAAATGATACATCAATAGATATTTGGTCAGAAGTAAAACCAAGAATAGTAGAAGCATTTGGAAAGAAAATAGACAATGCAATATTCAATGGAACAGATAAACCAGCAGATTGGAGAGCAGGATTAATACCATCAATAGTAACAGCAGGTGCAGAAGTAACTGAAGGAGATAACTTATATTCAGACATTAACGATGTTATGACAAAAGTTGAAGAATCAGGATATAATGTAACAGGATTACTAGGTGGAGTTGGACTAAAAGGAAAATTCAGAATGTTAACTGATACAACAGGACAACCAATCAAAGGAACAGAAATTGACAGCTTACCAAAAGCATTCTTAGACAATGGAGCATGGGATAAAACAAAATCTGTATTAATCGCAGGAGATTTCTCACAAGCAGTATATGCAATAAGACAAGATGTAACATATAAAGTATTAACAGAAGCAGTTATACAAGACCCATCAAATGGAGATATACTATACAACTTAGCACAAGACGATATGGTTGCATTAAGAGTTGTAATGAGACTAGGTTGGGAAATACCAAACCCAGTAAATGCATTAAATGAAACAGCAACAAGATTCCCATTTGCAAACTTAAAACCAAAAGCAGTAGCAAGTTTATAATAAAATAAAGGAGGCATTTTAAATGGAGTTTAACAATCAATATTTAACCTATGAAGAGTATAAAAGTCTAGGTGGAACTCTAGGCGAAATGCCTTTTAATATATTAGAATTAAAAGCACGACAAATAATAAATGGAAGAACTCAAAACAGACTAAAAGATGTTGAAAAAATACCACAGGAAGTAAAAATTTGTGTGTATGATTTAATACAAACAATAAATAAATACAACAATTCAAATAATTCGATAAGTTCAAATATATCTAGTGAAAATACAGATGGTTATTCAGTAACATATAAAAGTGGTACAGAATTAACAGAAGAGCAAAAAAAGCAATATGATGATGTCATGGAAACAGATTTATATGGAGTAATAGTCGACAATACACCGATATTATATTTAGGTGTGAACACTAATTATTATAAGGAGGATTTGTCTACATGCTAATAAATAGTGATATGACATTATACCATAAAGGATTTGATGAAGAAACAAGGCTAAACAAATGGATTAGACATTACTACGAAAAAGTATGGTGGTTTGGTGGAAAAGGTGCTAATACTCAAATGGGGTATGAGAATGCAAATGATGTTCAAATAAGAATACCATATGAAAACAATGAAAACCTAAATATAGCAGATTTCAGTATAGGGGATATAGTTTGTAAGGGTAACATAGAAAAAACGATTACCAGTCAATCTGAATTGAATGACGTAGAGTTTTATAATATAACTGCAATAAGTAACAATACATTTGGAAATAATCAACATATACACCTTGGAGGTAAGTAGAATGGGATTAAAGCCGATTAGTGAAATAAAAGCAGACTTGGGAATAGAACCTAATGGGAAAGTTCAAAAATATTTTACTGAAAGATGTTATCAGCACATGGATAAATATGTACCGAAAGACACGGGAGCATTAAGAGAAACAGTAGTAAAAGGAACTGATTATATAAAGTATAATGTGCCCTATGCTCACGCACAGTATGTTGGAATAATACATGGAACACCGATAAAACCCGAAAACTATACAACTCCGGGAACAGGTCCATATTGGGATGAAAGAGTAAAATCAGCAGAAATGAACGATATAGTAAAAGAATGTCAAGAATATATGAAAAGAGGTAGTAAATAATGGCAGAAATAAATAAAAATATAGTTAAAGTAGAAGACTTAAGAATAACAAAATTAAGAACATATTTACTTTCAATTATAGATATATTAGTAACAAATAAGAAATATCAGATAAATGCTAATATGTTAAGTAATGAGCCAAATAATTACTCTTTAGATAAGATACCTACATCATCAACAGTAGAAGAATGGATAACAGGAACAAAAATATGTCGTGATGTATATTCATTTAGAAGCCGAGTGGGATATAGTCAAGATACAATAGAAAATTTAATAAATGTTGGATTCTTTGAAATATTTGAAAAGCTAATAAGTTCTAATAATGAAAAAGGCATATTGCCTAATATAGAAGGAATACAATCAATACAATGCTTAAATTGTGGAAGTATGAATAATGCTAATACAAATACAGCAGAATTTGATATACAAATACAAATAACATACAAGGAGGATTAATAATGAAACTAATAGTAAATAAAGATTTTACTTTAAATGGTTCTTATTATTTTGAGAATGACGAAATAGCACCAGAAGAAATAGGAACAATTAAAGATATATCAAGATTGAATGAAAATGGATTCATTAAACCTCTATCTTTAAAAGAATTGATTAAATTAGAAAGCGAAATGAAACAACCAAAAAAAATAGATAAAGAGGAGGAGAAATAAAATGCAATTAAAAAGAAAAGATTTTGCACATTATTTTGATACATCAACAGCTGGAACTGGCGAAGCTAATTGGGAACTTGAAGGAATTGGAGTTGAAGCTTTATCTTTAGCATACAACCCTCAAATAGATACATTTAAACAAATAATTGATGATGTAGCAAGTTCAACATTTGATAGTTATCAAATACAATCTAGCGTAAGTGGAAAAAGAATTGATAAAGACGATAAAATATGGAAATGGCTTAACGAGGCAAGAAAGAAAGCAGAAAGCATTGAAACAAAAATGCTTGAAGTGGATATGTCAAGTGCAACAGGAGATTTAAGTACAACTTATGACGCATTACAATATAATGTATTAATTGTAATAAATGAATTTTTAGGAGAAAACGCTACAATTTCATATGATGTTTATGTAAAAGGCAAACCAACAATAGGAACAGTTGCAATTTCAAATAAAAAACCAACATTTACACCAAAAGCAGGATAATAAAAAGGTTTGGGCATAAGCCTAAACCTTATTTTAATATAAAGGAGAAATAAAAAATGGAAAGTATTCAATTAAAACAAGATAATTTACTAAAAATAGGTATCAAGAACGCAGAAGGGAAAGATACAGGAGAAATTATAACAATTGATTTGGAAGATATAAAGCTACCATTAAGAGCTCAAAAAAGTGAAGAAATGATAAAGAATAATAATAGATGGTTGCAAGCACAAAGATTGATGATAGAAAAAAGACCAGATAAAAAAGGAAAAAAGCTATTAAGTGCTAACGATGAGGCATTATTAAAAACAGTAAATGAATATTATAAAAGACAAACAGAAGCTTATGAGCTAGTTTTAGGAAAAGGCTCAATTAAGAAAATTTTATGTGGAAGAGAAATGTATATAACATTTTTTATGGATTTAGACAAAGAAATGGAAAAATTAAAACCATTATTAAATAAAAATGCACTTGATATAAAAGAAAAAATCAAGTCAATAGCTACAAAATATTCTCAAGAAGATAGTGATGTGATGGAATAATGAATAATCCACAATATGTAAAAATAAAAGACAAGAAATATAAGATTAATTCTGATTTTAGAGTAGCATTAAAGTGTGATAAAGTAGCAAAAGACAGTAAAATTGATGATACAGAAAGAGCATTAGCGATAATTTATCTGTTATTTGGAGAGGATGGGCTTAATTCGTACGAGGATTGGACAGAATTGATTAGACTAGGTCAAAAGTATCTTTTATTAGGCAAAAAAAATAAAAGCCTTAAAAACGAAAATAACAAGCCGGATTTTGACTACGAAAAAGATAAAGGATTTATAAGGACAAGTTTTATACAAGATTACGGATATAATCCTTATGAAAAAGAATATTTGCACTGGTGGGACTTCTGGAACGATTTAAATGGACTAACAAATAGTGAATTTGGAAATTGTTGCGTGTTAAGTAGAATAAGAAATCTAAGAACAACAGATGTAAATAAAATAAAAGACCAAAAGGAAAGACAAAAAATAATAGAAGCACAAGAATATTATTCTTTAGATGAAGAAGATTACAAAGAAGTAAAATATACAGAAGAAGAAGAAAGAAGTATAAACAATTTTTATAAAAAAGTAGGAATAAACAGAAAGGAGGAATAGTATGGCAGACGGTAGCATAATGATAGAAACAAAACTTTCAACAGATAAATTTGATAAACAAATAGTAAATTTAGAAAAAAAAATAAAAGATGAAGAAAATAAAGCACAATTAAAATTAAAAGCAAAATTACAAGCAGAAGATGAACTAGAAAAACATAAGCAAAAAGTATTCGAGATAGAGCAAGAATATGAAAAAACATCACAACAAGTAGAACATTTGCAAAGTATAATGTCAAAGCAGTCACAAGGAATATCTTTAACACCTCAAGATTTTACAGACTTACAAAATTATGCCGAAATAAACAAACAAAATGAAAAACTGGGAGCAACATTAGATAAAGCATACGAAAAACAAACAAAATTAAATAATAAAGTTGAACAAACATCATTTGCGTATAAACAGATACAAGATAATGTACAAGGATATAAAACAAAAATTGAAGGTGTAAAACTTCAAAAGCAACAAGCACAAGTAGACCAACTTAAAAATGGATTCAAAAAAATGAATACATCAGTATCAAGTTCAATAAAGCACATAGGCAGATTAGCATTAGGAATATTTAGCGTAGCAAGTGCATATAGATTAATGAGTGCGGCTTCAAGTACATTAGGGCAATATGATGAACAATATGCTACAAACTTAGAATATATAAGATATTTAATTGCTCAAGCAATAGCACCAGCCTTGAAATACGTTGTAAACTTAGCGAGTACCTTATTAAGTTACTTAAATTATATATTAAATGCTTGGTTTGGAATAACATTATTTAGTAAAAATAGTGCAAAAAACTTTATGAATGCAAAAAACAGTACAGGTGGAATAAGTAAAAATACAGGGAAAATAAAAAAAGATTTACAAACTACGCCATTTGATGAAATGAATATATTAACAGACACGTCAGACAGTGGAACAAGTGGAGGTGCAGGAGGTGGAGCAGTAGCACCATCGATAGACCCATCACTTTTCAAAGGCGAAGTTCCAGATTGGCTTAAATGGATAGCAGATAATAAAGATTTAATATTAGCAGTTATGGCAGGAGTTGCTAGTGGATTATTTGCTTGGCAATTAGGATTAAGTGCAATAAAAGCATTAGGAATTGGGGTAATGATAGCAGGAATAATATATACAATTGAAAGTTTATTAGATTATTTGAAAGACCCTAGCTGGGAAAATTTTGGCAAAATTATACAAGGAATAGGAATATTTGTTATAGGATTAGGCGTAGCATTTTTAGGATTGCCAGCAATTGTTACTGGAGTTATTATAGTAATTGTGGGAACGATAATAAAATATTGGGAACAAATAAAAGCATTTTTACAAAATGGTATAGATTGGTTAAAGAGTAAAGCTGATTGGATAAAAGATAACTTTGGAATAGTTGGAGAAACAATATATTTAATATTTGTTAATTTGTTACAGGAAGTATTAGATACAGCAGATGATATTTTTAGAGGACTTAAAGATGTACTTGATGGTATTATAAGATTTGTTAAAGGAGTATTTACAGGAAACTGGAAAGAAGCATGGGAAGGAATAAAACAAATTGCAAAAGGTGTAGCAGATAGTTTGGGTGGTCTTTTTAAATTTCCATTCAATATGATAATAGCAGGAATGAATACATTAATAAGAGGAATAAATAAAATTAAATTTGATGTACCAGATTGGGTGCCTGGAATTGGAGGTAAACAGCTAGGCTTCAGTATTCCAGAAATACCACGATTAGCAAAAGGAACAATTTTAAATGCACCAGGTAGAGGCGTGCCAGTAGCAGGAGGAACAGCATTAGCAGGAGAAGCAGGAAGAGAAGCATATTTGCCATTAAGTGATACACAGTTACTAGAAGAATTAGGTTCAACAATAGGAAAATACATTACAATAAATGCAAATATAACTAATACTATGAACCGGAAGAGTTATCTCAAGACAATTACAACAAATAAAAAATGATAGAGAATTTGCATATAATTCATAAGAAAGGAGCAAATAAATGTATGTAGAAAAAGTAACTATTGGTGGAGTAAAAAAAGATAGTTTAATAATGGACGGGATTGAATTAGGACAATATGTTATAGAAGCGAGTTATGGGTACAATAAATTATGGTCATCAGATAGTGGAAGAAATTTAAAAGGTAGTAAAAAAGGAACATTAATACGGAATATTCCCTAAATTAGAAATAACATTCAAACCTCTTAATAAAGACGAATTGCATTTATTAGCTCCACATTTTGATAATGCAGAACAGACTTTTCAGTATTATGACGATAATAAAGGTGGAATGTTGACAATAAAAACATATTCAAATGACTGGAAAGTTACAAGCAATAATACAAAAAAAGTAAAATCTTTTGGGGTTAATTTTATTTCAAATGAAAGGAGAACTTTATAAATGAAAATACATTCAGACAATTTTAAAGAAACGATAAAGTCTCTTGGAAGAATGCAAGATGTAAGAATTACATATACTCTAAATAATAAACAATTGATATTAGATGGAGAAAACATTAATAGTATAACTCCAAACTATGAAGCAAGCCTCTTAAAATCAGTTATGAAGGGGCTTGACATTGATAGTAATATAGATATACCACTTGACACAGAAATCAAGTTTGAATATGGTTTATTAATAAATAAAGAGTATGAATATTTAGACTACGGAAACTATATTGTATATTCAAGCGAGAAACAAGAAGATACATTAAGTTATAAAATAACTTGTTATGATAAGATGCTATATTCCATGAAAGATTATGAGCATATAGATATAACTTATCCTTGTACAATAAAACAATATTTAGTAGCATTATGTAATAAAATAGGATTACAATTTAAAGACAGTAACTTTGCAAATGCTAATAGACAAATATCAAATGAATTATTTATGACAATAAATGAAGATGGAACATACAGTTCAATGGGATATACTTACAGAGATGTATTAGACCAAATAGCTGAGACAACTGGTGGCTGTATATGTATAACATTAGATGATAAAGTAGAAGTAAGATATATAAACGAAACAAACGATACAATAGATGAAGAATATATAAACGATACAAATGTAAACTTTGGAGAAAAGTATCGGACCAATTAATTCAATTGTACTTGCAAGAGCTGGAGAAAGTGATAAAATATACAAAAAAGACCAGAATAGTGTAGAGTTAAATGGTTTATGTGAATTGATGATAAAAGAAAATCAATTTATGAATTTTAATGACAGAGTTGATTATTTGCAAGAGTTGTCATACAAACTATTTGGTGTAGAATATTATTTAAATGACTTTGTAAGTACTGGAATAATGTATTATGATTTACTTGACATGTACAATATAGAAATATTCGGTAAAACATATAATTGCTTAATGTTAAATGATGAACAAAATATAACACAAGGACTTGAGGAAAATATTCATACAGACAGACCAGAAACAAGCGAAACAGATTATAAAAAAGCAGATACGACAGATAGAAAAATAAATCAAACATATTTAATTGTAGATAAACAAAATCAAAAAATAGAAGGTGTTATATCACAAATTGGAGATAGGTCAGAGAAAACAACAACAATAACAGCTGATATTGATGGATTAAATAGTAAGGTTTCAGATGTTGCAGATTTAACAAGAGAATCAAGTGGAGTGAAATCCATAACATTAGAAAATTGTATTGAGGGAAAATTGCTTGAATTACATATACTTGGGAATAACACAGTATTTGATTATCTATATCCTGCAAATAATTTATATCCAAGTAATACATTATATCCACGTGGAGATAGTAGAATAGTTGTAAGTAATAGTAGAGCAGGTTCAGAAGAAATACTTGAAGAAATTGTTTATGAATTAGGAGTAACAGATGTATTAAGACAAAATGGGACAGTATACGATGAGTATGTTTTAAAAGATGGAAAAGCACAAGTAATAAGAAGAATCAATAAAGATGGTTCTATAAAAGACAATGAAGAAATTGAAGATTTAGGAGAATACTTAATTTATCTAAAAGAAGGAGACAACACAATAGAAATCAAAAACTATTCTGCTCAAATTAGTGCAAAATTTGCAATAAAAAGTACATATACAGATATATTTGCAACTAAAGTTGAGATGAACAGTGAAATAAAGCAAACAGCAGATTCAATAAATTTAGAAGTAAGAAAGAAAGTTGATGAAAATGAAGTTATTTCAAAAATTAATCAAAGTGCTGAGCAAATACAAATTGAAGCAAACAAAATCAGCCTTAAACGGAAAAGATATAAACTTGACAGGAGATAATACAATAATTACAAGTAATAATTTTAATGTAGATAAAAACGGAAACATGTCTTGCAACAATGCAACAATGAACAATGCAACAATGAATAATGCAAATGTTGTTGGAGGAAAAATAAAAGTAGGAGGAAGCGAAAGCGAAAGTGATTTAATTATAACAGGTAATATTTCGGATTGGGGAACATTTACAGGAGATATTTATCCTCATGGGATAAATATCTCACAACCGACTTCAACAGGTAGCATAACTTATATAGATATGTCTATATATAGAAAGTTAGGCTATATTCAAGGTCAACTTACATTGCATTCTGCAAGTGGAAATAATACTTTTATAGATGCAGATGGCATAACAACACCAACTCTATCTCAAACATCACTAGAATCTCAAAAGAAAAATTTTGAGAAAATGCAGGACGGAGCTTTAGAAATATTAAAACAAATTGATATATATAAATATAACTTAAAAAATGAGCAGGACACAGATAAAAAACACATAGGTTTTGTTATTGGGAATAATTATAACTATTCAAAAGAGGTAACAAGCTTAGATAATAAAGGTGTGGACAACTATGCGTTTACAAGTTTATGTTGTAAAGCAATACAAGAATTATCTCAAAAAGTAGAAGAGTTAGAAAATAAATTAAAAGAGAAGGAGGAAAACAATGGATAAAATAAATTTCATTAATGGAAGTCAACCTGCTATAAATGATGTAAATCTTAATAAATTACAAACTAATGTTGAAAATGCAATAAATGGTATTAAATTATATTCAAATGAAACAGGAACAAGTTCTAACATAACATTATCTGATAATATCGACAATTATTCTGAATATGAAATCAAATATTTAGGAGAATTTGGAGAGCCGTACACAACAGGGAGACTAAGCACAGCTTATATAGATAGAATACATTTAAATGGAGTTTTTCTAGGAGTTAAGTTTAATACTGCTGATGGAGCTCTAAAAGTAAGTAATGCTAGAGTGTCTATATCAGGCAAAGCACTTACTTTTATTAGCAACAGATGGTATGAAAAACCTTATAACAGTGGAGCTTCAAATGGAACATATCAAGACACAACAAATATAAAAATTGTAGAAGTCATTGGATATAAGTAGGCTTAAAATAATAAACAACATATTAATAAGTCGAGAAAAAAGAGTAATACTAAATAGAGACAAAGTAAATATGATAACTTGCAAAAATTTACAATATATGTTATAATTTAAATAGATTCAATGTTTCAAAATATTATGTGGGAAGTGAGTTAAATGGAAGTATCAAACTTTATAACAATAATTTTATTTGTAATAAGTTGTGTAAGCATAGTGATAAGTATTGTGTCATTTATTAGAAATGGTAATAAAGATATAAAGCAAGATACTTCTAAAGACTCATATAAATGGGGAAAACTAGATGAAAAACTAAACAATTTAGAAAAACAAGTAAATAAGATACTAGATAAATTAGACACATTTGAATTAGAGATAGACACAAAAATAGAAAAAGCATTAGATAATCATATAAAACAATATCACGAAAAACACGAAAATTAGGAGTTTGAAATGTTAAAAGATGAAATAGAGGAATTAAAAGGGAGTGTTGAAACTATGGAAAAAGAAGTAAAAGAACAAACACTTGCACTAGAAATGCTTTCAGAGTTAAAGAAAACCACAAAAAGATGGTTTGTAGTAAGTATAATATTATTGATTGCATTAGTTGGAACAAATGTAGCTTGGCTCATTTACGAATCATCTTTCGATACTATTTATGAAGATAGTACTCAAGAAACACATTATACAGATAATTCAACTATTACTCAATCAATAGAATAGGAGAATAAAAAATGGGATATGCAAAACAAAGAAAAATAACAATAACTAGGAGGAAAGCAAATGGCAACTCCAAAGGAACAAGAAAAGTTAGAAAAAGTTAGAAGAAGAAAACGTAAATAAATTAGATTTTACAAAAATCGAACTAGATTATATATTGCAAAATGCAAATTTTAATGATATTCAATTAAGAATATTTAATAGATTAACTGATAAATTTGGCAGACAAAAGATTGTAAAAATAGCAATAGAAGAAAATATTAGTGAAAGAACAGTTAGCAGAATAATTAAACAAATAAAGAATAAAATTAAGAGGTTATTGTAAAAATAGCCTCTTTTATGTTATAATATATATAGCTATGTTTAATAATGGGACAGCAGTTAGCTACTGTTTCTCTTAACCCTATCAATGAGAGATTACCATTATTGAACAAATTTATTTAGATAGGGGAAATAAATATGAGTAGAAAAAAAGCACCTTTTAAGGATTATGAGGGGAGCAAGCAGAACGACAAACATATTAGAAAAACTGAAAATATGATGTTAAGTGATAACTATTTAAAGTTATCTAATAGTGCAAAAGTAGTATATGATTATATGAAATTATGGGCTTGTGGAAATTTAGAATTTCAATACGCTAAAAGTCTAGCTGAAAAATATATGAACGGTAAAACTTTTTTAAAAGCTAAAGATGAACTAATAGAAAAAGGGTTCATTGAATATGTAAGTGGAAATAGATTCGCTCACATACCTAATACATATAAATTTAGTTCTAAATGGAAGTTTTATAAACCTAAAAAGTAATTCTTATAAAAGCTATATGGTATGGTAATATATAATATTATGTGTAAAAAATGGACTGCTTTATAAAAATATAAAATAACAGTAAAAAAGCAATGTATCCATTGAAGCAGTAACAACACAAACAAATAAAAAGATGAAAAAGTAGTGTAAAAAATGGACTGCTTTTAATATATGTATAAAGATAAGTGGTGTAAAAAATGGACTGATAGAGGTGTAAAAAATACACTAGGGAAAAATTAATATGTCATAGCACTGTCAAAAACAAGGCAATGTTATGGCATTATTTTTATGCTAAAAACTAGTACAATATAATTAAGATATATCTTTAATGAAGAAAGGAGAAAGATGGAAGAAAGAAAAAGAAGTGAGAAAATAATTACAGAAGTTCACATAGCCATTTTTCTCTTTTTATATATCAGATTGCAACAAGGATAAAATCTGAACCAATTTTATACTGTATATGTTAAATTATATTAGATGAAGAAAGGAAGTGCTTAAAATGGCATTTAATCCTTATTATGGATATACACCACAGTATGGAAAAACTCCATACTATATGCAACAGCCAATGACAACACCACAGTATCAGCCACAAGCAACAGACTATATGAGTCAAATGCAAAATGCATATCAAAAGCCATTAGCATTGCAAGGAAAAACTGTTGATAATATAGAGGTAGTAAAAGCAACAGATATTCCACTAGACGGTAGTGTAAGCTATTTTCCGCTTGTAGATGGAAGCAGTATTGTCACAAAACAACTAATGCAAGATGGAACAAGTAGAATGATTGTGTATAAACCAGCAGAAACAGAACCAAAAACCACTGAAAACAAAGAAATATATGTGACAGAAAAACAATTAGAAGAAAAACTAAAAATATTTAATAATGAAGAACTAAAACAAGAAATAGAAAAATTAAAAAAGCAGATAAAAGATTTAACAAATAATTCTAAAAAATAGAAAGAAGGATTGATTTTATGAATCCAATAGAATTTATGAAAGGGATAAAAAATCCTAAGCAATTTGTAATGAATATGTTAAAACAAAATCAAAACCCAATGGCAACACAACTTATGCAAATGGTTAAGAATGGAAATACAAATCAAATAGAACAATTTGCAAGAAATATATGTAAAGAGCGTGGCATGGATTTTGACAAGTCTTTTGCAGAGTTCATGAAACAAATAAATGGTTAGTTATTGCAATAACTATATATAAAATAATAAAAAAAGGAGGAAAATATTATGAATTATGGAGATTCAGGTCTTAGCGCTTCAGATGTGGCCTTGCTTTCAGGAAATAATGGAAGAAATAATGATGGATTTGGCAGCGACGGAAATTGGGCTTGGGTATTAATATTTCTTATTTTTGCATTAGGTGGTTTTGGAAGAAATGGTTTTGGTTTTGGAGGAACAGGTTCGGTTTCTGACAATTATGTACTAGCTTCAGATTTTGCAACACTTCAAAGACAAATAGACAGTTCTACTGCTACACTAGAAAGAAAAGCAGATGCAACACAACAAGGACTATGTGATGGATTCTATGCAATGAATACAGGAATGCTTAACGGATTTTCTGGAGTTCAACAAGCAATGTGTCAAGGATTTAGTGGAATAAATCAAGCAATTGCTACAAATGGTTATGAAACTAGATTAGGAACACAATCATTAGGAAGCCAATTAGCTAACTGTTGTTGTAACATAGAAAAAGCAATATCTGACTGTTGCTGCACAACACAAAGAGGGATTGATGGTATAAATTACAACATGGCAATGAATACTAATGCTCTTCAAAATGCTATGTGCTTAAATACAAGAGATTTAATTGAAAATCAAAATGCAAACTACAGAGCAATTCACGAAGAATTAGTTGCTAACAAATTAGAAGCTAAAAACGACAGAATTGCAGAACAACAAAATGAAATAAATGCATTAAGATTAGCAGCTTCACAAGAGAGACAAAATAGTTTCTTAATTTCACAATTAAATCCAACACCCGTACCTTCATATCCTGTTGTAAACCCAAATTGTTGCTTAAATTATCAAGTAACAAATGGTTGCTGTGCTAATGGATGTAATTGTGGAAACTATTAGTAATTGACAAAATATTCATTTTTGGTATATAATACACCATAAGGAGGATGTATTATGGGAATTTTAATAAATTTAAAAGGAAAGAAATTTGGAAAACTTGTTGTTCTTGAATACGAAGGCAATTCTATTTGGAAATGCCAATGTGAATGTGGAAAAATAAAAAAAATACACAGTCAAGCGTTACGAGAAAACAAAGTAATTAGTTGTGGGTGCAACAAGAGGAAAGATTTAGTAGGCCAAAAATTTGGAAGATTATTAGTTATTGAAAGAATAGGTTTTATAAACAAAAGAACTTATTACAAATGCAAATGTGACTGTGGTAATATAGTTGATGTTTTAGCATCTAATTTAACTAAAGGAACATCTAAATCTTGTGGTTGTTATGCAAAAGAGCTATCTTGCAAGAGAAGCACTACGCATAATATGTCAAACACAAGGCTTTATAATATTTGGGAAGGAATGAAACAACGTTGTTATAATTCCAATGTTAAAGCATACAAATATTATGGTGCAAAAGATATAAAAGTATGTGAAAAGTGGTTAAATTTTGAAAATTTTATGCAATGGTCTTTAAATAATGGATATTCTGATAACTTAACTATTGATAGAATAGATATAAAAAAAGATTATTGTCCTGAAAATTGTAGATGGGTAAATAAAAAAATACAAGCTAATAATACAAGCACAAATGTGTTTTTAAAAATAGACAATATTACTGATACTATTGCTAATTGGTCAAAAAAGACTGGCATAAATGCAAGCACAATATCATGGCGTTATAGACATGGTTGGAGTGAAAAAGATTGCATACAATTAAAACCAAATTACTTAAAAAGAAAACAAAAACCAAAAATAGAAATAAAAAATATTAACTAATAAATAAAAGTGTATCCACGCACTAAAAAATGTGTGATTTATTAGAGGTAGTAAATCACTACCTCTTTAATTATATAAAGAAAGGATGATTTTATATGGAATGTGTAAAAAATTGTAGACTTTGTAATAAATTCATATTAAGTCAGTCAATAACATATAACGCAGGAGTAAATCAATTAATAGTAGATTTACCAGCTGGAAATTACGGAAATTGTACAAAATATTGCATTGTTTTAGCTCAAAGTATACCAACAGAAACGACAATAAATGCTCAAGTAGTATTTACAATAGGTGGCAACCAAACGGTAGGTTATCCATTCTTAAATAAAGATTGTACACCAATATATGCTTCACAAGTAAGAACAAGAAGAATATATCCAACTAGGGTAAATACAGCAGTAAATTCAGGAGTATTTAAGTACATTGGGGATTGTTGCTTACCAAGTAATGCAACAACTGTAAATCAAAGTATACCTGTAACAGCTCCAACAACTGTTGTAACACAATCTCAAACAACTCCAGTAGCTCCAGTAAGAGTAAAGCCTTAGGAGGTGTTATAGATGGAAGAAGAAAACAAAGAAGTCAAGCAGGATGTAATATCAAAAGCAAAGGAAGAAGTTGAAAAACTTATAAAAGCTGCAACTGAAAATGGATTACAAGCTAGTAATGTACAATTGCTATATCAATTAATAGATATTCATAAAGATATCGAAAACGAAAAATATTGGAAAAATAAGGAGGGAAATAATATGTATATGAGAGATGATTATGGAAACGATTACAGAGGTGGTCGTTCAAGAGATTCAAGAGGAAGATATATGGGAGACAGAAGAAGCGAATCATATAGAGGACAAAGAGTACTAGATGAAATGTATGATGGATATAGAAATTACTCAGATGGTAGAGAAGAATATGATCGTGGAAATTACGGAGCAAAAGGCGAAACAATGAAAAGCCTTGAATATATGTTAGAATCTGTAACAGATTTCATTGAAATGTTACAACATGACGCAGGTTCACAAGAAGAAATAGATATGATAAAGAAATATACTAGAAGAATAAGTGAGATGTAATATGTATAAATATATGAATAAAAACCCTTTTAATAATCAAGTGGACGATTGCGTTGTCAGGTCAATTTCAACGGCAGAAGGAATAAGTTGGGACGAGGCATACGATAAGTTAAGTAATTCTGGTAGAGGTTTAGGCTTAATGATGAATAGTGTAGAAGCAGTTGAGGAATACCTGAACGAACGATATGACAAAGTACCACATTATTCAAAATATGTGTGGGAATTTATTGAAGAATATCCACGAGGTACTTATTTAGTAACAATGCCAGGGCATATAACCGTGATAAAGAATGGGACTTTATATGATACATTTGATTGTAGAAATAGAAGAATGTGGAATGCATGGAAGACTAATTAGCTCTTGAAATACAGAGCTAATAAATGGCAAGTTGGGCAAAAGAAGTCGTCTTGACTGCAAATCAAGAAGAGAGCTGGGCAGTACAGCTACTTGCCTCCAAACTTGAACTATTTTTAAATTTATGATATAATAAATATGAACTATAATTATTTTTATTTTTCATAAAATAACGCTCCAAATAATAGTAAGTCTTATATATAATATAAGAAACTGCTATTATTTTTATTTATTTTATGGTATAATATACATAGAAGAAAGGAGAGTGATACAATATGCTTAATAATAAAGTATATGATGTATTAAAATGGATTACACTTGTATTGTTACCAGCATTAACAACATTAGTTGGTGTAATACTTAATTGTTTCAATGTAGGTTGTACTGATATAGTATTAACAATAATGACAGCAATAACAACATTTTTAGGAGCAATTTTAGGAATTTCTAATATTAACTATAAGAAGGAGGACAACTAAAATGGAAGAAGATAATATACAAGTAGAAACAGTAGAGTTTTCTCAAGAATTATATGAGAAAAACATAGCAGAAAATACATTTGAAACTGAATATGAAGGAGGCGAGTTAAATGCAAATAACTAAAGTAACATGTCCTACTTCAAAATATTCTATAAAATGTCCTTATGAAATGACACCAGAATTTTTAATTATTCACAATACTGCAAACGACGCAAGTGCAATGGCTGAAATATCTTATATGATTGGTAACAATAACAAAACTTCATTCCATGTTGCCGTAGATAATGAAAGAGTAGTGGAAGGGTTGCCATTTAATCGTAATAGTTGGAATGCAGGAGACGGCGGAAATGGAAAAGGCAATAGAAAAGGTATATCAATAGAAATATGTTATTCAAAATCTGGAGGAGAAAGATTTGAGGAAGCTGAAAATCTATGTGCAAGCTATGTAGCATATTTATTAAAACAATATGGCTGGGGAATAGAAAAAGTCACAAAACATCAAGATTATAGTGGCAAATATTGTCCACACAGAACATTAGATATGGGTTGGGAAAGATTTTTAAATAAAATAAGAGAACATTTAGAAATACAAACAACACCAGTAGAAGAAATAAAAGATGAAGGAAGTGGGGGTGATGAACCAGTGAGAAGATATGTTAACGGAAGTACGCCAGAAAATTGTTACAGTAACTGGCAATGTACAAATAAAATAGGAAGTTTAAATCCAAGAGAGAGCTGCGACTGTTTTGGAGAATTTAAAGGCAGAGCAATGATAAGATATAAAGTAGATGGTAAAGATGACTATAAAATTGCATTTTGCAAGTGGTTAGGTGGTATAAAATAATTAAATAAAAAATATCATACCGAAAAGCTTACAGTTTGTAGGCTTTTTTTATTTATGCAAAAAAAATTAAAAAAAATTTTAAAAAGATATTGACAAAGATTAATATATTTGTTAATATAATACTCGAAGGGAGGGAAAACTAAATGGCATATAAAACATCAAATATAATAATAAAATGCAGACCAGAAGAAAAAGAAAAAGTAAAAGAAAAAGCACAAAAAGAAAACATGACATTAAGTGAATACATAAGAAAGAAAATTTTTAAATAGGAGGAAAAACAAATGAAAGAATTTATAAAAGGAATGATATTTTGGAGTATATTTTTAGGAATAATATTTTTAATGTGGGGAGTAGCTGAATTTTTAGCATCAATAGTAACAATAAAAATGATTGTAAGAATGAGTATTGTAGCTTTATTTATTGCAACATTTTATATTTTAAAAGAAACGAAGGAGGTGTAAAAATGCTAGATATATTTAATAAAAAGAAATTAGAAGACAGAAACAAAAAGTTAGAAAAATTTTCAAAAGAAAACGATAGATTAATGATTGAAAATAAAGTGTTAGCTTATAAAAACAAAGAGCAAGAACATAACAATTTAGTTTTGCTAGAAAATTCTATAGAACTAAGAAAAAGAATACAAGATTTAGAAAACAATTTAGAGTTTATAACAAACAATTTATCAGAAGAAGATAAACAAAAAATAGGACTATAAAGTCCCTTGCAAAAGTTTATTAAATAAATTATATAGAAAAAGGAGAAAAAAGTCAAATGAAAATAAAATATTATGAATCAATAACAAGAAATGAAAAAGGAAGATTTGAAGTAGTAGATGAAGATGAAGCTTTGGATTATGTATTAGAAAAATTAGGCTTAGAAATAAAACCAGCCGGAAAGAATGGAAAGGAAACATTAGAACAAGCAGAATTTAAAGAAATGTTAGTAGAATGGTATTTTAGTGGAAACTGGGTAACAAAATGGGAGGATGTTGATTAATGGATTATTTAGAGCTAATTAATGAAAATAATATAGTGTTTAGGGGGTTTGAAAATGAATAGTTTGAGTTTATATCAAATAACAGGAATGATTCCTACAATAATGGAACAAGAAGAAATAACACCAGAATTAAAAGAGCAATTAGAAAAAGAATTAACAGAATTATTACAACAAAAAAGCCAAAATATAATTGGATATACAAAGAATATAGAATTAACTATAGAAGCAATGAAAACAGAGGAAAAACGAATATCAGAGCAAAGAAAGGTATTAGAAAACAAACTTGATAATTTTAAACAATATGTAAAAGAATGTATGGAACAAAACGGAATAAAGAAAATAGAAACAGGATTAGGAACTATTAGTATAGCAAAGAATCCAATTTCAGTAGAGATAGAAAACGAAGAAAAAGTTCCAAACGAATTTAAAACAGTTATTACAACAACAAAGATAGATAAAACAAAAATAAAAGATAATTTCAAAGAAACAGGAGAAATACCAGACGGAGTTAAAATAAATACAGAAAATACAAGATTACAAATAAAATAGGAGGTATAAATATGGAAGAGAAAGAAACAGTATTAAAAAAGAATAAAGAAGGTTATGGCTATAAATATACTGAATTATCAGAAATACATAATTACTTAGAAAAAAATGGTATGAAATATTATCAGGAAACAGAAACCAACTCAATAAATGGGCAAGATTATATATTAACATATAGATATATAGATGGGAAATGGGAAGAAAAGCCTAAAAGAGGGTGTAAAGTAGTAGACGCAACATTAAGTGGAATAAAAAATCCAGCACAAGAGCAAGGTAGTGCATTAACTTATGCTAGAAGATACAGTTTATTAATGGCTTTTGGACTAGCAACAGAAGATGACGATGGTGCAAGTTTAACAAGACCCCAAAAAGAAGAAATAACAACAAGAGAACAAGCAGAACAATATAAAATAAATTTTGGAAAACACAAAGGAAAAACAATAAAAGAAATTGTTGAAAATGAAAAAGACTATGCAAATTGGCTATATCAAAATGGAGACGATATAGTAAAAAAATGTTTAAATTTAATGTTGGAGGAAAAATAAATGAATATATCAGGGAAATGCACAATATATGCAAAAGAATATAATGGAAAGGTGGCTTATTCAACAAAAATAAGTCAAAAAAATATAAATGGAGAATGGGAAAGTATGTTTATTAATGTACAATTCCCAAAAAATACAAACATATCAGATAAAACAAAAATAGAGGTAACAAAAGGTTTTGAAGGTTTTTATAAAGATAAAAATGGGTTGCCACATATAAAATATATAATACAAGAATATACAACAGAAGATGAACAGATTGAAAGGCAAGCAATACAAGAAGAGAATAATTATGACACATATGAATCAGATTTGCCATTCTAAAAGGAGAAAATTTATGGTAGATTTAATATTAGAAAAGCCAACTGTTTGCAGGTATTGTGGAAGTCCTGTGGTTTTTACTTCAAATGCTGAAATATATGGAAAAGAATATGGAAATGGAAAATGCTTTTTATGCAGAAAATGTAAGGCATATGTTGGAGTTCATACAGAAACACTAACACCATTAGGAACTTTAGCGAATGATGAATTACGAAAATGGAGACATAAAGCACATAATGAATTTGACAAATTGTGGAAAGGAAAAACAAGAAAGATGACAAGATATAATGCGTATGGTTGGTTATCAAAACAAATGAATTTAACAAGAGATGAAACACATATTGCATTATTCGAAATAGAACAATGTAAACAAGTAATAGATATATGTCAAAAACAAAAATAAATGGTAGAATAAGGCGATTTTATATCGAAGGTAACAAACTATATAGTTAAAATATAAAGTCGCTTAAAATTTAATTTAGGAGGTTATGTATGAAAATAAGTAAAGAACAAAAAGAAGCAATTGAATATTTAGAAAAATATACAAAATGGGAAACTTATGGAGAAAGAAATTTAGAAAAGGATATAATGACAGTATTAGAATTATTAAAAGAAACACAAAGAAAACTTGAGATTGTAAACGATTATAATTATTGGGTACTATTAGCAGCTGACAGAGGCATAGAACTAAAAAAAATACAAAATGAAAACGAAAAATATAAACAATTCTTTGATTTAATGTTGAAATTAGACTCGGGTTATTTTATGCATTGTGAAGATGAGGAAACAAATAAATTAGTTGATGAAATATTAAAATTAGAAAGTGAGTAAATATGGAAGAGTTACAAAAATTAGAAGAATTAAATAATTTATTAACAAGTGCATTAAGTGAATATAAAAAAAGAGGACAAGATTATGCAAAAGCATATAAGAATTATCGTATATTAGTAGCACAAGAATTATTAAGATTAAGAGATTCAGGTATACCTGTAACAATATGTCACGATTTAGCAAGAGGAAAAGTAGAAGTAGCAAATGCTAAAGAACAGGAAATAATAGCAGAAAGTTTATACAACAGTTGTAAAGAGGCAATATTAACATATAAATTACAAATAAAAATATTACAAGCACAAATTAATAATGATTATGGAAATGGAAGTAATTAGAATGAATATAAAAAATAATAAAAATTGTAAAACAATAATAAATGATGAGGAAGTAGAAAAATATATAATAAAACCAGAAACAGCAGACAATATGTTTGAAAAATTAGGATATAAAAAATACGGTGGATTAGAAACGTGTAGATATGTTCGATATTGTAATATAGTAAATGGAGAAAAAGAATATATAATATTTTCAAAAAACAAAACAGTAAGATTTCAATATTTATATACAGATGTAAGTAAGAGCATAAACATGCAAGAATTACAAGCAATAAATAAAAAATGTCAAGAATTAGGGTGGATATAATGAACAAATGCAAATATATAACAATACGCACTAAAAACTACGAAAAATACTTTTATTGCAGATTAAACAAAAAGATAATAAATTATACTACTGAATGTATAAAATGTGTTAAAAACGAACCTCGTAAGAATAAAGGCATAAATATAAAGACGAGTAAACAAATAAAATTAGAAAAGTCAAGATATAGTATTTTAACAGATGATTTAGAGCATTGTTATATATGCAGATTCCAAGGCAAAAAAGTATTAAGAGATGACTTGCACGAAGTATATGGGGGTGCTAACAGAAAAAGAAGTATATTAAATGGATTAGTAGTACCTCTTTGTAGAAAACACCATCAAAATGAGGAAATACTAAGCGAATTAAAAGTAGCAACGCAACGAATGTATGAAGTAAAACATACTAGAGATGAGTTTATAAAATTAATTGGAAAAAGTTATATAAAATAATAAAAAAGTATTGATTTTATATAATATTTAGTATATAATGTAGCTACAACAAGAAAGGAGGTCAAAATGGAAGAAGTAATAAGAGCAAGAATAGATAAAGAAACAAAAAAAGAATTAATGATACTTGTAAAAACAAAAGGGAAAACTTTATCAGAAGTAATAAGAACAGCATTAGAAGAATATGCAAAAAAAAATAGTAAATAGAGATTATTGACACAACCTATTTACTATACCAAGAAAATCTTACAAAAACATTTAAAACATTTAAGTAAGAACTTTACTTAATTATAACAAAAAATAAGAAAGGTGTCAAGGTGGTTAAAAATGGGACAAAACAAAAAATATTATTGGTTAAAACTAAAAGAAAATTTTTTTGAGGAAAAGCAAATCAAATATTTACGAAGTCTGCCAGATGGTGATAAGATTGTAATTGCATACTTAAAAATGCAACTAAAAAGTCTTAAAACAGAAGGATTTATAAAATATGATAGTATTTTACCAAGCAATATTGATGAATTAGCAATGATTTTAGATGAAAATACAAACATTATAAAATTAATGATTGGGGCTTTACAAAAAGTGAATGCTGTTGAAATTTTAGATGATGGTTCTTTTTATATGATTGCAATGCAAGATTTGATTGGAAAAGAAGGGGAAAGTGCTGAAAGAGTAAGACGTTTTAGAGAAAGGCAAGAACAAAAAATGTTACAATGTAACGGTGATGTAACAAAATGTAACACAGAGATAGAGAAAGAGAAAGAGATAGATATAGATAAAGATATAGATAAAGAGAAAGAAATAGAGATAGAAAAAAATATAAAAAAAGAAAAAAAGAAAAAAGAAACAGAATTTGATTCCGTAATAAATGAAAATTTTACAGATGAAGAATTAAAACAAACAATATATGATTTTATAAAAATGAGAAAGGCAATAAAAAAACCTTTAACAACAAGAGGATTAGAATTGATGATTAATAAATTAAAAAAGATGACATCAAATACAAATGAACAGATACAAATTTTAAATAACTCAATAATGAATAATTGGCTTGGAATATTCCCATTGAAAGAAGAAGAAAAACAAAAAGAAAAAGTAGAATATGTTATTAATGAAATGACAGAAGAAGAATACTTTGCAAGAATGCAGAACAGGAGAAAATAGATGTATGATGAAGAAGTAGAGAAAGCAGTATTGTATTATATAATATTTCAAAATGCAGATTATCAAATTGATGAAAGCGACTTTGTAAATGGAAGGAACATAAGAATTGCAAAAGCTATAATACAATTACGAAAAGAAAAAAAAGAAATATCAATGTTAAATGTACAGTCTTTAATAAAAGCAAATCAAACAGAAGTATTAAGATATATATCTGAATTAGGAAATAATGTGTATGGAGCAAATGAAGATAATACATATATGAAGTTAATAAGATTATCAGAAAAAAGAAAATTATTTAATCTTTTACAAAAAGCAATTGGAGAAATACAAGATGAAGAAGCAGACATATATTCACAAAAGCTAATAAAACAATTAAATGAAATAACACAAAGAGAGGAAAAAGAAAAAACATTTACTGAAAAAATAGCAGAAGCAACAATAGACTTAGAAAAAAAGTATAATAATCAATCAGATTACAGTTTATATACAGGTTTATATGATTTAGACGATATGACCTGTGGACTACATAATCAAGAATTGACAATAATAGGAGCAAGACCTGGAGTAGGAAAGACAACATTAGCCTTGCAATTAGCGGAAAATATAGCAAAAAAAGATAAAAATGTGTTATTTATAAGTTTAGAAATGTCAGATAATCAACTTATACAAAAAATGATTGCGAGAGAGGGCAATGTAAAAAGTTACAGAATGAGAAGAGGAACTTTAGAAGATACAGATTGGGAAAAGATTGCTAACACGGTTGGAAAGTTGTCGGAATTAAAGTTTAACACAAACTCAAAAATAAGAAATATACAAGGATTAGAAGTATTAGCAAGAAGATTAAAGAATCAAAACAAATTAGATTTATTGATTATTGATTATATACAATTGCTAAGAAACAAAGAAAAATTTAATTGTAGAGAACAAGAAGTAGCCGATATAAGTAGAAGATTAAAGTTATTGAGTTTAGAATTAGACATTCCGATTATAGCATTATGTCAGTTGAATAGAAATGCAAGTAATTCAGAACCACGGACTTGCAGATTTAAGAGAGAGTGGAAGTTTGGAACAAGATGCAGATAACATAATATTTTTATATAAAGAAAATCCAGACAGCCAAGAAATAACATTAAAATTAGCAAAACAAAGAGCAGGAGAAACAGGCAAGATACAATTAATATTCAAAACAGAAATAAGTAGTTTTTTAAATGTAAGAAGGAGGTAAAATGAAAACGATAAACCAAGATGAATTATTAAGCTTAGATGATAAAGAAAAAGCAAAAATATTAAAAGAAATATGTTTAGGAAGAATTAAATATATTGGAAAGGATAAAAAATGAGTATATGTTTAAGGTGTGGAAAATATCCATTTTGTAATGGAATAGAAGAAAACAAAAAAGAATGTGATAAATTTATAAAAAGAAGATTGGGGGAATTGAAGGATGTTGATAGTAAATCAAGATAGAGATAAGATAGTTAATTTCGGAAATTTGACACAAATATATATAACACAAGACGAAGAGAAAATAGCATGGTTTATAAGATTTGAAACAGTAGATAGTTTATATGATGATTTAGGAGAATACAAAACAGAAGAAAGAGCAAAAGAAGTATTACAAGAAATAATAAGTAAATATAAAACTACATTATATAATCCAAAAACGAATGAAACGGTTGTCAATGTACCAAAAGTATTTGAAATGCCAGAAAAGTAGGAGGTTAATATGGAAGATAAAATTGAAGTTGGAGAATATGTTAGAACAAAAGAAGGGGAAATACATAAAGTAATCAAGATTATAGAAGATGATGGAGATTGGAATTATTATTGTTGTGAAAATAATACAGGTTATTTTGCAATGGATATAGCAAAACATAACAAACAACTAATATATTTAATAGAAAAAGATGATTATGTAAATGGATATAAAGTTATAAATGTAATAAATGAAGAACCTTGCCCAAGTGGAAAGTGTGTTGATATAGATAGTAGCAAAGATAGTAGTGAATGTACTTTATGGGAAGAAGATATTAAAACAATACTAACAAAAGAAAGTTATATGGCTAATTGCTATAAAGTAGGAGGAGAAGATGAGTGTTAAAGGAAAAGTAAAAAGATTAAACAAAGAACTTATAAAATTAAGAGATGATTTAGAAACAGAAAGATTATCAAATAGAAGATTAAGACAAAAATTAGATAAACAAATCGAATCTAGTGTTTATACTAGGCAATTAGAAAATATAGTAAAGTTTGCAATAACTAATCATATAGGAAATTTAAGAGGTGGAATGAGAATAGAAAGATATGGAATAGATAAAATGCAAGATTTAAGACTAAGTATAGATTATCAGCCAGAATTTAACAGTTACATAATTAGAGTTAATTATTAGAAGGAGAAAGAATAAAATGGGGAGATATTTATTAAATAACAAAGTTTATGATACAGACAAAGCAGAAGAAATAATTAAATATAGAAAAGCAGTAAAGCACAACGGATTAGTTTTTGATACATATCCACAATATATACATACATTATACAAAACACAAAAAGGACAATTTTTCGTGCATATAGGAGAACATGTTAAAGACTCTAATATTTTGTATACAGATAAAGATTATATTGAATTGTTAGAGACTGATGAAGTAAAAGAGATACTAAATCAATTAAACGCAATAGAAGAGTATAAGAAAATATTTAACGATTTAGAGGAGGGCTGATCTATGACAAATGAACAAAAAGGAATAAACAGTTTAATGAAAAGCAGAAAAAAGTGGAAAAACAGATATTATAAAATCCGAAAACAATTAAGAGTTAAAAATAAAGAATTAGAGATGTTAAAAAATATCAAAGAAATAGCAGAAAGCAAAGTAACAGAATTAACCCCAATACGGATTAGCAAGAATGAATCAGTTATTAAGTAATCAATGTCATAAATTAAAAGAAGAACTAGATCAAAAAGAAAAAATAATAGATTTAATGGCAAATCATATAGCAACTAACGATAGCAATTTATGTCAGTATTTAGATATGACAACGAAGTGTAAATATTATGCAGGAGAAAACGGAAAGACTTGTGATGAATGTATAAAACAATATTTTGAAAATAAAGCAAGAGAGGTGAATAGTAAATGACAGAAGAAGAAGCAATAGAAATATTAAAAAGTTTTAAAGATAATGAAATACAAAGAGATAAATTAGAAATAGATAGTAGATGTGGTGGTTGGAAAATAGGGAGAATTTATAAGGCTTTAGAATTAAATACAGCAATAGAAACAGTTTTATCATTAATAGAAGAAAAAGATAAACAAATAGATCTAACGTCAGAACAATTAACAACACCGATTCACAATAAAGAGTGGGTAAAAGAATATTATAAGAGAAGAACAAAGGAAATATAAAACAAATAAAAGAGCATACTACACAAGAGGTGTAGTAAATGAGAGACAAAGAAATAATAGAAAAATGGAAAGCGGGATTAAGCAAAAACAAATTAGCAGAAATATATAGAAGAGAGTATAATCAGCAAATAAGAATAATAAGAGCAACAACGAGACACAGACATGACGGAAAATATATAGGCAATTATGAAGCATTAGCTAAAGTAGAGAGTACAATATATAGATATTTGAAAGAGAGGGAAAAAAGATGTTAATAGTTTTATTTATAATAGTCTTATTAATGACAATAGCAGGAATTTTTATAATAGAAAAAGATGATAGTTATGAAAGTGAGGAAAATGGTGCGGCTATGATGTTTGTGGGACGGATTTATAGAATTAATTATAGTTTCAGCAATAATATTTAATGCATCACAAATATGTCAATTAAAAATATCAGATAAAAAGATAGAGATGTACGAAGAGGAAAATAACAATATACAAAATTCTGTATCTCAAATAGTAGAAAGTTATAAAAACTATGAACAGAATACATATTCAGAAAGTTTAAAAAATATAGATACAAATAATACAGATATAATTGTATTAACACAACTATATCCAGAATTAAAATCAAATGAGATGGTAAATAAACAAATAGATATTTATCAAGAGAACAATAATAAGATTAAAGACTTAAAAGAAGAAAGAATAAATAATGAAATAGCAAAATGGTGGCTATATTTTGGAAAATAAGAAAAAGAGGAATGATACTAATGAAAATAGAAAGAAGAATAAAACAAGCAATAGAATATAATGTGAAGGAAATAATAATAAGCAAAGATACATACAAGGATTTAGACAAAGAAACAAGAGAATTGCTAAAGATTAATAAAATAAAACTTGTATTTGAAGAAAAACAAAAAGGATTTGTGTGTAAATTTTAAGAAAAAAGGAGAAACGAATGAATAAAGAAGAATTTATAATACTATTAAAAGAGTATAAAGAAAATAAAGCAAAATTAAATATAAAACTTAAAGAATTAAAAACAGCAAGAATAAATTTAAAGATAAATGATTTTGAAACAAGTACAACATCAAGTTTTGGAATCAATCAAGATATACATAGTAAAAATAAAATAAACAACAAAGTTTTAGATAAAATTGAAAAGAATGATGAAAGAAGAGAAGTGGCTAAACAAAAAATAACTGATCTAGAAGCGGAAGTAAGAGAATTAAGAGAAAAAGTTGAAGCTGTTAAAGATAGACTAGATGGATTAAAGTATAAAGAAAGAGAAATATTAATTGCATATTATATAGACGGAAGAACAGCTGAGGATATTGGAAATAATTTGTATTTTCAATTATTTAATCAAACAAGAAGCAACAGACACATTCAAAGAATAATAGAAAAAGCAACAAATAAAATGTTAAATTTATAAATGTCGTTAAAATGTCATAAAAATGTCGTATTATTATATATAAATATATAGTATAATAAGAACAGTAAAAATGTCACAAAACAAAAAAAGTGACACAGGTTCCTGTAAGAGCAGATGTTTTAAATGTTTGCTCTTTAGTATTGACTTTTAGTATATGATATATAATTAATAAACTTAATATAGCTAACATTCAATATCTTGAAATTAGTTAAATTTGTTTTATGGGTAATCCTCATAGTTATAGAGCCAGTTTCGACTATATTAGGACTAATATTAGACGGAATTAATCATGTAATGAAAAGAAGGGAGAGAATGCCTATGAATGAAAAAAATGGAAGAAACCTTGGAAATAATATAAAAAATATATAGGACGGCCATTTGAAGCAAAGATGATGCAAGATATTAGTTAGA